TTGATCCACAAGTATCTGTTGGAGATAGAGTGATGGTTTCTTATGGACAAGAACGTAATGGTAATGCTACTGCATTCAAAGTAGAAAGACCTGACGTTGATATAAGTGCTGAACCAACAGGAGCTAAACAATCATCACCAAACAAATCATCTGCACTACCACAAGATATGATAGCTGTAGGATTGGCTGGTCGAATCACTGAAGTAGTTATGACACTACATCATGAGAAAGGTGTACAAATGAAAGATCCAGTAGCAGAGATTGCTAAGTGGATTAAGATAGGTCAAGACGCATACAACAAAGCAACAACTAATGTAGTGGATGAAATCAAAGATGCATTTCCTGGTGCTACTGTAGAATCAGATGATGACATTGATGATGATATACCATTCTAGAAAGGAGTAAGTATGACAATCATTACACGTGAAGGTATGGAGAAAGCTCTCCAACAAAACTATGATAATGAAGATACCGAAGCAGAACATATAGCTCAAGCTAGTTACGTAAAAGAATACTTACGAACTATACTAGCTGAACAAGTATTCAAAGCTCCTGCTGATTTATCAGGTGCAATGAAAGAACATTGGGCTAGACAGACTGATGAATACAAGAATCATTTATTAGCTATGAAACAATCTATCTTTAGTAAAGAGAAAGATAACTTTCGTAGAAAAGATAATGATATGTATTGTTCTCAGTTCCAATCACTAACTAAAGCTGGTGCATTGTGAACGATCCATTAGTTGATAAAGTCTGTGAGAAGATGAAACGCAGAGCTGCAGAAGGTATCCTTAAATATGGGGATACCATGCGCACTGCTAATAAACCTTTCTTACAATGGATAGAAGATGCACAAGAAGAAGCAATGGACTTCATTGTATATTTAGAAAAAATTAAAGAAGGACTAGAATGATCTATGACACCAGAGCAAAACTTATGGGTAGCAGTTGTAGCTACAGCTATACAAGAAGCACTAAAGACACCTATCCATACAACTCGCAAAGGTGAAGAAAGACGACACATAGATTATAATCATATACTGAATGCACGTCAGTGGCTTGTCAGTAACAGTGATGACTTCAGATATACTTGTCATCTTGCTGGATTAGAACCTGAATACGTACAACGTAAATGGGCTATGCTTCAGCAAGGTGATCTAGATGCAAAGACTTACTTCACAGATAGAACTTATTGAAGCAAAGGATTCCCTTGTGCTACTTTCAATTCATTAATCATAGACTCAAGATAGTTAAGAGCTGCAGTATTAATTTTTATATCAGCCTTCAATCCTTCGATAGACTTGTTAACTTCTGTAAGATCTACTGTTTGATTAACTGTAAACTTCTTCTGTTCAATAACATCTAGTCTTTGATTGAATGTACCCCAGGTATAAAAGCCACCTCCGATTGCTGAAACTAACGCTATAAGCATTCCTATTGTTTGTAGTTTAGATATCATTCCGTTCATTCATTAACTCCTGTAATTTTAAATATGCTTTATTAGTTTTGTTACGTGCAGTATTAACTTTAATATTATGCTGTGCAACAGGATCAATAGACCCCAATGTAACTTGATTATTATAAATAGACTTGTCATATCCAGCTAACACTACTTGTTTAAAGAAGTCAGGGTTGCCATCAGGTAATTTTCTGTTATCAAAAATAGCTGTATTCATAGTAGCATAACTAGATATATCTACTTGATTAGATACCATAGCTCTACTTACTAATTCATTAACTACTACTAAGGTAGCCTCAACTCTTTCTATTTGATTCTTAACTTTACTATCTATGTAATTTTCTACTTTAACAACATCAACAATTACTTCAGCTTGTTCTTCAGCAACAGGTTCTTCTTCTATTACTTCAACTATATCTTGTTCTATTGGTTCTTCAGTAGGTTCTGGTCCTGATTCTTCAAGCTCTGCCTCGACAACTTCTTCTTGTTTGATATCATTTGTTTCTTGAATTGGTTTGTCTGCAATAACTTCTGCGCTACTGGGTTGTTCTTCAATCGGTTCATTAGGTTGTTCCACAATTTCAATGGTATCGGTATTTGATTCTGTAGGTTCTGGTTCAGATGCAATTGATGTTTCCACATTTGTTTCCATATCGTATGCATTACTTATATCCTCTGTATTAAATTCTTCTGTTGGCATTTCAGGTTCAGGCATATCAATAGACATGACTTCAATGTTTTCCATAGGTATAACATCAACTGTATATATTTCAAACTGTGGTTCTTCTATTGTTACTTCTTCAGGTTCCCAAATAAATTCAGGTATAACTAAATTATCAGGTACATCAATAGCTATAGTTTCTATATCTTCAAATATAAGTTCAAAGTTATCTTCAAAATCTTCTATAATTGTAGTAACTTCTTCTATCTCATCTTGACCAGGACAAGTTGGTGGATTCTTTTGCCAGCAATATTCTATGGCGGTACTAGTCCCAGTTGTCAAAGCTGTGTAATCAATTGTAAGTGTTGGATCAGTTACATCTACACCAGCATGACCACCATTGTAATTAACATTACCTTGTATATCAAAACTAAATCCTGCTGTTAATGTACCATGAGTATTCTCAGCATTAGATCCAACAATTAAAGTATTGCCATAGTTATTATATTGATAGTTATGATTAGTAGTATCTTCTAAAATAATAGTTTGATTGATAGTATCATTACCATTGGTTGCATACTGGTACATAGTCACAGTAGATTCTTCACTGTTCCACCATCTAATCTCAGCATTAAAATTACTTGTAAATCCTTGTTGGATTTCAGCTTCAGTTAGTAAGTCATTACTGCTAACTGTAGTTTCTGCATACTTACCATGCTTGCCAGTAAGTATGTTAGCTTCATTTAAATCAGAGCTGTCAGGAAACATAGTGCCATTCCATGAACCATCATTAAAGGTTTGAGATATTATATTGTTAGTAGTAGCTGCTGTACCTGTAGAATAGGTTGTGGTACAAGTTGAGTCACCAGGATTGGGTATGTCTTGTATGCAAATAGTTTCAGCGTTACTTGTTTCCAAGTTTAACAGAACCACCAGAGTAATTAATAATCTGACTACCATCTATATCCTCTAGTATTTCGTTATCTATTTGTTCTGTAATGCGTAAAGTCTTAACATACTCCTCATAGTCTGGTCTTAACTTACCATACTTTTCCCATTCAACTTTTGCTTCTTGTCCTATCTTAGAATTATAGGGACAGTACGTACCTGCCATAGACATTGCACTAAACACCCTACTGTCTTGACACATAATAGCAATACTAGCAACTTTCATATTCATGTCATACAAAGCCTTTGCTAGTTTAAGTCTTTCACAATTAAGATCTCTCTTAGTCATACCAAGGCTAGCACCAAACGAAAAGGTTTGACCACCAGCAGATATACCTACAGTACATAAGTCTTGCGACATACTAGATATAGCAGGAGCTGATGCACTCGGTACTACTCGTGAGTCACCAGTGTATGCATTAGTAGTATTGTTAGTAGTACTTGTAGTATTGCTTGAACTGCCACTTTGAAAATTTGTTGTACTTTCAGAATTGTATCCGCCTGTGATCGCAGTATTACTCCCACTAGAATTTACCTGGTCATTTGTAGTTGATCCACTACTGGTTACATCATTGTCTGCAAGTGCAGAGTCCATGATCCAACTAAAACATAATAACATAAATACACATAGACCTGCAGGTATTAGTGCTGACTTCATACTTCTTCTCCGTATCTGCTTTCGCAATAAAATTCAAAACCTTGTAAACTATCACCAAATGCTTCTATGTGTGGCATAAGTAATTCAACCTTATTATCAGTTACATATTCCCAACAAGCCCAAGTATCATTAAATGATTTTAGTTTATACTCTCTAGTAAACTGTTCACCTGTAGTAAACGTAAGCATTATAGTAATTATAAAAAACATTATTTTTTCTTAAATATATCTGCGCCCTTAAGTCCATATATACTAGCAACTACACCAATAAATAAAGATTGATACCAAAAAGGTAGGTTGGAAAACTTATCAAAAAATATATCTAGCTTCTCTTGTATATTAGGATCATCACTAAACACACTCCATAACAATAACAGTACAGGAGCTGACACTAGGATCAGTACAAACTCATCCTTCCAGCCTTTGTCATTTGATTGCCTAACTGCAGCTTGGTATTCTACTTCACCATTAGCCATCTTCTGTGCATGCAATAGTTCTGCATCAGACATTAATATTTTAGCCTTTTGCTTATTAGCAAATATCGAAGCCCCTGTCTTTAAGACAGTAGGCAGTAATTGTAACCACATATGTATTCCTAAATAATTTTAATTATATTGCTTAGTTCTAAGCAACGTGCTGGTGTTTGTTGATACCAGCGAGAATCTTGCATTTGTAATGCTGCCTCAGAAAAGTCACATTCTCTAAGCGCTTTGAACATTTTCTTAAATTTACCTACTCCAGCCTGTCCTAGCTGGAAACACATTTCAATTAGAATGCTTTGTATAATAGCCTTTTTAATCTGAGGTAGGTCAGAGTATAGAGTATTCTCTAAATGCTCTTGTATGAGGCTGTTTGCCCCCTTTAAAGCGATATCAAAGTCCTTATCAAATAGCTCTTGCCAGCCTGCCTCAGATTCAGGTACTTCTTCACCACCTAATATCTTATGCCCCCAGCCACCAGTAAGAAAACCAAGGGTATCTTTGTAAGGCTCTAACCTATAGCCCTCATGAGCTTTAATTCTAGCCTTAATAATATCCATTAAGCAACAATGAAAACAATGATAACTAGTACTATTACACCAATAGCTATTTGTTTCTTTTTATCCATGTTATTCCATGTATATTTAATTAGTTCTTTTAAGTCGTTCATGTTATTCCTCCAAATAATAAGATTTAATTAATTCATCTACA